TTACAGACGAAGGTTTTTATGGCAATAGAGTATGGAACGAAGATAATGGTAATTTAAGATTTGCTACTAATAATACTGAACGTGCCAGAATAGACAGTTCAGGTAGACTATTAATAGGTGGCACTTCTACTTCTTTCAACGATATATTGCGTGTTTTTGGCGATGGTTATGCAGGTGCATGGCGAACAGGAACTAGCTCAACTTATGTTGGTAAAATGCATAACAACGCAGGGAAACTAGCACTAGAAACAGATGGTAGTAGAGATATACAATTTGGTAATTCTACAAATACGCAAGTAATGTATATTGATACTTCTGCACAAAACGTAGGCATAGGAACTAGTTCGCCAAGTGAAAAGTTAGAAGTCAATGGTAAAGGATTATTTAACAACACAGTAATAACAAACACAGCTATTGCTTTAAAACTTAAACAAGCAGCTGGAACAGAAAATGATGCTACTGAATTTAGAACTGGTGGTGGTGAATTTAAAATCTTCTCAGGGCGAGATTCAGGCACTCACCAAGACTTCGTGTTTGCAACAGGAGATAATTATACTTCTGGTGCTGAACGCATGAGAATAGACTCATCAGGCAACGTAGGTATAGGAACTACTTCGCCAAGTAAAAAGCTACACGTTCAAAATGGTAGTTCAGGATACTCAGGCTCTTATAATTCAAGAACAGCAGCTATTATTGAAGGCAGTGCTTCAAACGGTACAGTTTTATCAATTATGGCACCGAATACTGGTTATTCAGGTATTTTCTTTGGCGACCAAGACGGAGAAGCAGTCGGACAAATACAATATGACCATACCGTAAATGCTCTGAGATTTGCAACTACTGGTAGTGAAAAAGTCAGAATAGACAGTTCAGGCAACGTAGGTATAGGTGCTACTAGCATGGATAGCAACCTACATATAATAGATGGAACTACACAACTTAATATTGAAGCCACAAGTGGTGATGCGACTCTTAAATTAGAATCTACTGGCAATAGTTATTGGAATATATTTAATGACCAATCAGATGCTAGAAAACTTAAATTTGAAGATAATGGTAATGGTGTAGCTTTAACTGTAGAAAGAACAGGCAACGTAGGTATAGGAACTAGTTCGCCAAGTGAGAAGCTTCATGTTAATGGTAATATTCAAGTTGGTGTAGGCAATTCAAAAGAAGCACTTATACAGGGTACAAACTCAGGTAGAGTGGCTTCTAATCCTGCTTATTCATTTAGTGGTGATGTTGATACAGGTATGTTCAACCCACAAACTGACAACACAATCGCATTTTCTACAGCTGGTTCTGAACGTATGAGAATAAACAACTCTGGCAACGTTGGTATAGGAACTTCTAGCCCTTACGAGAAGTTAGAAGTAACAGGTGCGATAGCAGCTTCAGGTAGTGTTAATGCTCTTGCAGCTCAAGGTCATGTAACGTCTATAGATGTAGCTAGTAGTAGAAGCAGAATTAACGCTGTCGATTGGGGTTTTGAATTTAAACCTTTCGACATCAGAGCAAGTGAGATTACTTTTGGTGCTTCTGCTGGTAGTGCTACAGAACGTATGCGTATCACCAACTCAGGCAACGTAGGTATCGGCACATCAAGTCCTTCAGCTAAACTTCATGCACATCATGGAAACTTAGCTCTCGGTTTTGATGCAGGTATATGGTCTTCAGCAAATACAGGTGACTTTACTATCGGCAGAGGTGCTGGTATTACTATGCAAAATGCTGATGTTTATGTTGCAGGTATGTATGGCATAAGAGAACAGGCT